GCTAATTTAACTAATGTACCTGCAGCATCAATAATTAAAACACCTACTAGTGTAAAACTTGGCGCATCACTAAATCTAACTTTATTACTTGCGCTTCGATATACTAACGATAATATTTTATTACCACCTACTCCTGGTGTAGCAGCAGCGTTAGTAAAAGTTATTGATGTAACACCTTGGCTTTTTTGTAAATTTGCTAATACAGCAGTATCAGTAATTACAAAAATATAGCTATTCCATAATTCTGTAATACCTGCATTAAGAGTCCAAGCTGTTGTTATTGTTGCCATTATGCTTTATGTAAGTAATTAAGTGTTCTAGCAGAAAATTCTGTTACAAAACCTGTAGCATCAGAATTTGTTTCGTTAATTGCTCCAACTCCGTAAATAGTGTAAGATACGCCTGTACCTGGAAAAATACCTGCTGCTGCTAAAGTAACAGTAGTACTACCTACTACAGTTACTGTAGTAGTTGCTCCAGTAGAATTGTTTCTAACTAAATCTCCTATTTGTACTTTTAATGTAGCAAAATTTTTAGAACTATCAGTCAAAGTAACTCCAGTTGTTGAGTTTGTTCCTGATACTTGAGCTTTTTTATTTCTATTACTATGAGTATCTTTAAAATAAACATCTAAAGCAGCTACTGTGTTGTTAGTTACTAATCTAGTATTACTAGCACTAAATGATGCTATACAATCAGAAGATACAGGAGTTTGGTTTTCTATTCCATTTACAATATCACATCCTTTAAAATATATTTTATTATTTCCTCCTTGTATACATACTGCAGCATTATCGTTACTATTTTCATTATAAGCTGTAATAGTTTGATCTGCGTTTTTAACTATTTGTGTATCTATAAATTCTGCATTCATATAATTTGAAGCAAATAAAGAAGTAGTTCCAAATCCTGCATCTCCAAAAATTATTACAGAAAGCCTATCTCTTCCTGTAATAGTATCAGTTGCATTTGGATTTACTCCTCTCATTAAAGATGAATTTCTAATAACAGCTCTTGTAGTAGTAGCTACGTTATTTACTCCAAACATTCTAAAAGCTGCGTTATCTCTAGAAAATATCATTCCTTCAAAAATAACAACTCCTGTAGCAGAAGTTGGAGTTCCTGTTACATCGGATCCACCTACTACAAGTCCTTCTCTACTTTTTGAATAACAATCTTTAACTTTTACTATGTATTTACCGTTTCCATTTGCATTTAATGTTCCATACGATTTAGATGAAGTTGCAAGTTCATGATTATTAACTATACTATCTACTTCAAAATATACTTTAGCAGTGCTAGTAGTATCTCCTTCTATGGACAAAGCTCTTCCTGATTCAGCATTTGAGCCTGTTCCAATAGTCATTTTTGGACATTTAAAATTCATTTCTCCTGAAAATGATTGCCTAACATCTACTCCAGCAAATGCATTAGTAGTAGAAGCTGCGCTTTCTGCATGTTGATTTACTATAACTGTACAATAAGATGCTCCTCTTGCAGATACAAAATAATTTTGAATGCTTCCTGAAAGAACATCTGTTTCAACTAATAGTCTATTGCTTGCAGAAACAGGTTTTTGATATATACCTGTACCTGTATTAGTAATTCTGCGTAAATGAATTTCTACGTCAGAATTAGCTCCTGTTATTTCTATACATTGATTACCAGCATTTGAATCTATTAAAATTGCATTTCCTGTTAAATTACAAACAACAGTTGCTGCTGCATCAGTTATTTTACCATTTATAACTACACCTTCTTCGCAATAAATATCAACTCCGTTTTTTAAAGTTATGTCTTCTGTATAAGACCCTGCTCTAATATGTACAGTGTCTCCTGATGTAGCAGCTGTTATTGCTGCACCAATTGTATTCCAAGGTTTATCTATTCTTTCACGCACACCTGCAGTTGCTCCAAATCCAAGATCTACAAATAAAGTATTATCATGACCTATTCCAATAGGAAATTGAAATGCAAAAACTGCTGCTGAAGAAGAACCTGTATTTGTTACAGTAGGTGCTGTACCAGGTGCTCCTGTAGTTACTGTTCCAACTGCAAGAGTTGCTGCAGCTCCAGCGGCTCCAGCTGTACCGTCAAAATCAGGAGTTGTAAATGTACTTCCATCTGTAAAGAAAAAAGTAAACGTACCGTTCCCATTATCTACTACAGTTTGAATACCGTTTCCATCATTTCCGCTTAATAATGTTACATCACTACAACTTTTACAACCCATTTTTATTAGTTTTTAATATTAGCAATTACTTGAACACTCTGTTAGAGTATCACAATATGTTTTAGCTGCAGTAAGAATAGCTTCTGCAGTATCAAAATCTCCACAAGCAAATGCTGTTTGGATTCCGTGAATATAAATTTCCATCTGATCTACCTCTGTTTTTAATCGTTGTACAGTTTTAGTATCACATGCGTCTATTAATCTAGCAACTAAACCATCTTTACAATTACAAAGATTACATAAGAATAATTGATATTGCTTATCATTAGTGTAAGTAGCAGATGCTGTTGTTATTGTATATACTATTTGAAAAACTCCGTCTGTTCCTGCCCAAGCATTTTCTAGTAATGCTGTAAATCTTCCAGGAGTTGGAGCACCAGCTACAGTTGCGTATACATCTGTACTGCCGTCTTTTAATATATAATTTTGTGTTATAAGATTACCGCTAATAGTTGTAGAAGCGGTAGTTTGTGCTATACTGACAGTATATGTTCCGCCATTATTAGCGCCTGTTCCTGTAAGTAATGCTGTAATTTTTGTGCCTGCGGCTATGCCTACGCCCGTAAGAGTTTGGCCTATGGCAAAAGTTCCTGATATATGAGTAACATCTGTAAATGTTGTACCTGATATAGTACCTGTTCCAGATGCTGCTATTGCAGGAGTCTGACTTGAATTAAAAAATTGAACATTCGCTAATCTTATATCGCTAGTGCTTATGTTAGGAGTTCCCCATCCTCCCTCATTAGATGTAATTACAAAGGGTCCAGTTTCTTCGACAATTGTAATCTTGTTACATTTATTAGTTAATGATACTGAAATTTTAGGATTGAGAGCCATAACACTTTTAAAATCAAGTTAAAAAATATAGTAGCCCGCCATAGACAGCAAAATTTATGGCGGGACTACTGTGGGTGGAGAATTTACTATTGTTGTACGTCTGCTGCAGCTACCCCTAAGATAGTTGCTACATCAACTCCTGAAGAAGCTGCGCCTAATGCACCTCCTGCTTGAAGATTGATATAGAATAATACTGATCCTTTACCTCCTTGCAAAGAAACCAATCCTTGGATACTTTCTGTCCAAGATACTTCTATACATCCGTATTTTCCATCAACTGCTACTTCTTGATCTCTCATTCGTGGTGGAACACCTAACATGCTGTTTTCACCTTCAAATCCGTAACTCATGTACTCATCCATAGCAACTTGTTGCCATACACCAGAACCTGTTCGAGCTCCTGTTGTAGTAACTAACGTTGAAGCATCAGAGAATGCTACTGAGAAACGATTTACATAATAATCACGGAAAGAGTTTACATTAAAATTAGCTTGAACACCTGTCATTCTAATTCCGCAAGCAGCAGCAGCTACACCTGCAACATTTATTGATTCTGCATTACCTACTGTAAGAGTAGCAGATGTTACAATTGGAGTGTCTACAGTAACTGTTTTAGCAGCATTATTTACAGCAGTTACTTTATAAATTGGGTCAGTAAGACCTGTACCTAATCTAATAGCAGAACCTACTGGAAAAGTAGTTGCTGGAGTTGTACCTGATGTAGTTATAACTCTTGATCCTACTGTAGCAGTAACTGTACCTACACCTGCTGGAGTAGCAACACCTGCATTATCGCAAATAACATCAAAAGTAAGATAATTATTTGCTGGCTCATCAGAAAAGTTTTTTACTCCGTTTAAACGAAGTGCAAAAGCTAATTCAGCTTGAGTAGCTGTAGCATCAGTTTTAACTGGTCCTGCAAAAAGACTCATTGGTTGTGAACGGTTAGCTGCATCATTATCATTCTTACGAATTTTAATAAAGAAGTCTGTTGAGTTAGCTATAGGAAGAGCTCCTGTTGTTCCGTTGTATCCTACAACACTTACTTGTTCTACAGGTAGTCTGTAATTACTACTTGAAATTTTAGTAGAAGCTTTAGTAAGCATTGGAGAAATCATTAATGATTTAGTTGCTCCTCGTCCTTGTACAAAACGAAAACGATCTGCTGCTCCATATGCTGCTCCGTTCATTCTGCGCATTCCTGCGTCTACAAGAACAACTGCTCCTAAAGGAAGATTGTCTTTGGTTACTACTGCTCCTACGGCTACTGCAGTATTAACTGCTGCGGTAGTTGTTGCGTTTTTGTCTAATACGACACTAAACACGTTGTCTGCGGTTCTTAACATTTTTAATTGTTTAAAAAATTTATACTTTATTTATTTATTCTAAGTCTCGAAAGTTCTCAATTGTTTGAACCTTCTGTTCTTTTACACGTTGTAGCATCAAATCTGTTGCTATGCCTACTATCACTACATGAGTACTAGTATCAAGCTCGCAATTTCTTTGATTGGCAGAATTAGCTCTTTCTACCTTTATTTCTTTTGGATTTTTAACGTATCTAATATGGTAGTTAGTTACATTAAAAGTTCCATCAGTAAATAACTCATGGCGTTTTCTTGTTTCAGTATCTGCAGGATTAAACGCTGAGGTTTTTCTGCTAAATTCTGAACGCCAAACTCTAGAGTTTCCGTCTATTCTATAAAACGGTTTTTTATATTTACTCCAGTTATACCTTTGCATTTCGTTGTGGGCTACTACATCTACCCAAGCAATTATAAATGACCCAGTATCACATTCTTTTTTATCAATTGTACACTCTTCGTAAATAGTATACATATGATCATTGGGTAAATCGTAAAACTTTCCTGTTACGTTATTATTTACAATTGTACCTATTTGATCAGCTGAAACCGTAAGGTTATCACCATCCTTAACTAATGCTGATAACCCTTGGTTCCTTATCTCTGTTTCCTCGAAGCCTTTCTGCTTTCGATTATTCATTTCATCAAAAAACTTTTTGACATACAAATGTTGCGCTTCTGTTAATACGGATGTAAGATCGAAATCTTCGTATCCAGGAGAACCAAAGCTATCAGCTCTGTCTAACTTCTCCTCTAACATATCGGCCATTTGATTTGCAGTCATTATTTACGTTTTTTTAAATCTACTTTAGCTTTTATTCTCATTTTAACTTCTTGATTATCAGGATTACTTAAAAACATTATTGTGTCTGTTAAGTCTCCTAACTCTGATCCGTTATCTAGAGTATATCGCTTATTTCCTTTTCTAATTATAGCTCCTGCTTCAGTCGCTTCTTGTACAAAGATACGATCTTTATACTGCGGATGATTAACTATTTCTAAAAAGTATTTAGGGTCTTTTTCAACCACATTTAATACTTCACTTTTTAGCCAATCTAATGAGGCAGTTGCTGGAATTGTACGGCCTAATGATTTAATAAATCCTGTAATAGAAGCCTTGCTGTTTGTAATTTCAGCAAACTTAACAAAGGCATCTGCTTTAACAGTTGCTTCTGCTAGTTTCTTAACAGTTACTTTATCTTCATCTACAACCATAAATTCATATGTTGCTTTTAAAATTCTTTCATCATAAGATGGTGATACCAACATCTTATTAGAAAGTAAAATTAAATACTTTAACATATCTAAAGATCTGCTTAAAGTAAGAGTAGCTCCTTCTTTTGTAAGAATAACTCTACCCCTTCTATCTGATCTCCAGAAGTTGTCATCTGTTTTTAGGGTAGTATTTAAATTTGCCCCTAACTCTGTTTCAAAGAACTCTTTTTGTGTCATCCCGTTTGGATAACTTTCTTTATACTTTTCAATCTTCACTCTGTGTTGATCGTCAAGAATTACTTTAACTCCGCCACCCCTTGTTTGGCTATTTAAGGGCACTTGGTAACTACGTTTTACTTTATTATATAAAAAAGGATCTCTTTGTTTGTCTTGTCCTTTTACTAATAAGTTACTCCATTTTCCTGAAGACTCTACTGGTTTAATTGAAACCACTCTGTCTTGCAGAAAAGTACCATATACCACTTTTTCTTTTTCTGCTGTTTTTGCCATTTTATTTTTTATTTGCTGTCTTTAAATTCTCTTTATAAAAGCCCCCCAAGGCTATCAACTCTGGGGGACTTATTATGTCAACTAGAAACTTTTACCGTTCTACTAGTAATCTTAGGTCAACTACTTTTGTAGGATCTTCGATCATCATTCCTCCCCATTTCTGGAAGTGAACTTCATAACCGTCTACTCGTGAAGCAACCATTTTAGGACTACCTTTACCACCTGCTGAGAAAGGATCTCTCATACCTGGGATATATGCCCAATTGTAATCTGGAACTCCTTTTGGCTTAACTCGGTAGATACCTGCAGTATCACCATAGTCAAGAGCAAGAATTCTGTGAGATTCTACGATACCTTTTCCATCTGGGTGACGTTGTGGGAAGTATACATCATCATCGAAGAAATCAAGGATTTCAACCATAATAGTAACTCCGTTGTACCACTCATAAATGTTGTATTGTGGTTTCTGTGTAGCTTTAGTGTTATTACCACCAATGTTACCTGGCTTAGAGTTTGAATCAATAAAACGATCCTGAATAACAGTTACGTTTAATTGGCCTCTCTTTTCTTGAATCTGCTTAGAGATTTCAATTGCACCAAATTCACCTGTAAGTAAATGAATAGTTCTTTTACCTCTTTCGATTTTACCAACTCCCATATCAAGAAGCAACTCTAGATGCCAATCAAGATCGTAAGTGTTGTAGTAATGTACGTTAGAAGGAGCGATTTGATCAAAGAAACCTGCACCTGACTCAACTGCATATTTAGTCTTGTCATCTTTGTTTAGGTACTTGTGATCAGATGTCCAGTTTTTCTTACCATACATCAACATACGAGCAAACATCTCTTCACATTGGTGATGAGCAACCATATCTTGATAGTTAATCCAGATTGATTCTGTTTGTCCTTTGTAGTTAAATCCGAACTCAAGTGGTTCGTTTTTACCTTTGTTGATTGTGTTACCAGCTACTTCATATTCCATACGTAATGTAGATGGACGATTTTCCATTCTCCAAGGAGATGTGAAGTAAGGCTTAGAACCTTGGTAAGAAAGAGTTGAAGGAGAAAGTGAGTAAAACTTAGACCAACGTGTACCAATTGCTAATTCCTCAGAAGGAATAGATTTAGTAGAGCTATCTGTTACTAATTCAACTTCAAACTTGAAACGTGAACCTGCGTCCATCGCTTTTTTAACTAATAGATGATAATCATCAACTTCTCCACGAAGAACGTTAGTTTCTTCAAATAGAGCTTCGTCAAAGATTAAGTAGAAACGCTCACCGTTAGAACCTACGTTTGCTGGGAACGTCCCTGCAGAAATAGAAGATCCATCGATAGTTTCTGCATCAACTAGTGGAAGATTTTTGTCGTGTTGCCCCTGCAACATCCAATTGTAAAATCCGTTTTCTTGTTCCACTTCTTTTACTGGGAAACGATCTACGAATTCACGAAGTTTACCTTGTAGATTAGTTTTGTAAATCTCACGAATTACGTTACTAATCAATTGAGGCTTTTGTTGGTACAAAGCGTGGAAATGGTTGTCAGTGACTAAACCATTGTAATCCTTCGCTTCATACTTTTGTAATGGAAGTAATTGTGCCATTTTTTGATTTGTATTATTTGTTTAACGAATATATTTATTTAACCTTTTTTACTTTTTCATTGACCGCTCTAACATATCTAATATGTTTCCAGTCTTTTCAGAAGTTTCTACAGAAGTATTTCTACCTACGTTTCTATCTTCTTTTGCAATAATCTTATCAAGATCATTAATTGCTTTTGTTTTAGCAACTTGTTTTAATTTAGAAATATCTGGTTTAAATTTTCCTTCTTTATCTAAATTAAACAATCCTAAAGTGTCGTAATAATTAATCAACATCTCAAACTCTCCAGGATTTCTAGTTTGTTTATACATCAAACTATTGTATTCTCTGCCTGTTTTTTTATCAGTATAAACAGGATTTAAAATATTTTGCTTAACCTTTTCTTTACTTATTTTATTAAGACTTATGCCATCTACAAAAGATTGTCTTGCATCTATATTAGTAATTAATGATTCAAAAGCTTTATTTTGTTCATCAACTTGTTGTTTAGTTTTAGCTGCTTTATATTCTTTTGCTTGTGTAACTACTGCATGAGCTTGGTTTTTTAATTCAGGAATTGCTTTTAAAGCTTTACTTTCTAAATTTTTAACAGCCATAGCGTCTTGTATTGCTTCTACTGCTTGATCATCTGTGAAATTTTTTGATTTTAATAAATCATAATAAATTTCTTGTTGAAGTTTTGTATCTGATTTAATTTTTTCCTCATCTACTTGATCAAAAAATTCTAACCGTTGTGCCATCATAATAGCTTGATCGGTTTCATCAAAAGCATCTTCAATTTCTAAAAATCTCTTTTTAGCAGCAGGCATATTTTCTTTCCACTGTTCTTCTGCAGCTTTAAAATTAGTTTGAACCGTTTTATTCATTAGTTCTTTAATAGTATCTAATGAACCTTCTAGTTCGTCTAACTTATCAGCTTCTGCAGCAGTAATAATATTAGACTCTACTAATTCTTTAATTAGCCCTTTATAAATTTCTTCACTCCTCTCGTTTGAGGTAGCGGTTTTACCTTCTTCTTTAGATTGGTTCTTAGTATTTTCATAAGAACCTTCTCCTTCTTCAGAAGATACAGGAGTAAAAACTCCTTCAGGAGTATCTTTAACTTTGTTCTTTTCTTCTCCTTCTTCTTCAGAATTTTCGTCAGACTCCACGACTGCGTTTAATTCTTCTGGAGACATTATTTGAAGTCCCTCAAATAAATCTTCTTTTTCTTCACTCATTTGTTTGCTGTCTTTATTTGGTTACAATATTAAAATTATTTTTATAAATAAACTTAAATCTATTTATAAGTATGTGCTATAATCCTATAGCTTTATTTGTTTTTCATTACCCTAGTTCTTTCTTTTTCAAGACCCATTTTTTCTACAGCAATGTTTTCTTTAGCTTGATTAGATCGTATTTGTTCATCTAATTTAGCTTGTTCTAATTCTGATTTTTGATCGTTTCTTTTCTCTTCTATTTCTGTTCTTCTAAGATCTAATTCATCAGCAATTCCATTACTATCTGAATCTAATAAGCCTGACTCAGTACGATAGTTATTATTCATTTCTTTCATAGCTGCTATTTCTAAACTAGCTTGAATTTTTTCTCTATCTACAGCTATTTTATCATCATGTTTTTTAAGATCAATTTCTTGTTGTTGTTGAGCTTGTTCCATTTGAGCTTGTTGCATTTGCTGCTGTTGCTCCATTTGCTGTTGTTGCATTTGTTCGTTTTCTTCTTTAATTCTTTTTGCAGAATTTTCAAGTTTTTTAGCAATGTCTTGTACAGAATCAGATTGTGATATAGCTACTAAATCTGAAATAGTTGCTTGGCCGTTTTGTATAGCTGCTTGTGAAAGCGCTTTAATATCGTTGTACAATTGCGTATCACTTGTAGAATTAGATAAATGTAAATCGTATTCTGTTGAAGCAAACTCGTCAAAATGAGTAATAAATTGTTGACTCATATCGTCAAGTAAAAATTGACCTTTTTGAGGATTTGCTTTATATGCATATTTACAACATTCTAAAAATTTAGTTAATGCTCTTTTTCTGAAGTTTTGATCTATAGCAAACCATTTTTCTGTAATGTGAGATGTCTGTGCTACTTCTCTTTCTACATTACCTACTGCTTCTCTATTTTGTATTTGGCCTTCTCGTGCTCCAGATACACCAGCTAATTTACCTAATGTGTTTTCTATATCTACAAGTAAATTAGTATACATGCCTATTGCATTAGGATCTCCTATATTTACTTGTTGCGCAGTCAGCTGATTAAATTGTCCTGCTGATTTACCTTGCGCAGGTCCTTTAAGTATTTCATTAGTTGGATCTAACCAAGCAAATTTATTTACTGTTACATATCGCATCCATTCTTTAGGATCCCATCCTGATGGAACAAGTGCAGAGTTAATAGCAGTAAAGGACCCCTTATACGTAGCTATTTCAAGCTCTCTTTTGTAGTAAGCGATATCATAGGAATATGCAAGAGGCTTCATTATGTCCATAAGAGATTGGACTTTATAATCGTTAGTTGAATTAACGGAGCCAATATATGGAGGGGTCCCTTTAGATTTATTAACTAATGATTTGCTAGCAAATGGTACAGGACGCATAGTAGTGTAAATATGGTCGGCAATCTTAGTACCTTCCATCCATTCATTTACCCATATCCATTTTACTTTTTCTCCTAATTCTTTATTTGGCCTGTAATCTTCAGGAACCCAATCTTTTTGTTCTACACCTTCATCATCAAAATATGTAAGTTCTCCAATTTTACGTCTAGATCTCCAACATACTTTCATAACTCTTACGTTACCATAAGAATCAAATGCTCCTGCAAATGTTCTAACACCTGCTTCATTAGGATGAAATATATCTAATGCTCCAGCTTCTCCGTAAAAATCAAATATAGAAATATCTCTATTAAGGCCTATCCCGCCTCCACCGTCCATACTTGTATCTACAGTTCCTTTTTCTAAGAAATCTATATCTCTAGGTTTAAGAGTATCCCAATAATCATCTATAACTCCTCCTACAGATTTATAACCATATTCTACAATAATGTCTGCATCTTCTATAAACATAGAACTTCCTCCAAGAGTATATACATTCATAGGATTAACTCGTCGCATAACAGGTTCTCCTCCTAATACTCCGCAATACATTATTTCTTCACCTGCTGTAAGCAAATCTTCAAATGTTCTAAGAAATGTAAAATCAAAGTTACCTTCTTTATATTCTTTTTTAAGAATCTTATTAGCAACTATTTCACTCATATCTTGAAAACCATAGTTTTGATATTTTTCAAGATCTTGTAATCTTTTTTGTATTTCTTCAGGACTTATAGATTCTGTTTGAATAATTCCAACCATCTCTTGTGTAATCTGGTCCATCAACTGCTCTTCTTTTCTAGATATGCCGTCTTGATCTCCTGATGAAATATAAGCTTTAAATTCTTTTTTACGTTTAGAATATTCTCCTAGTAATAAATTAATCTTTGTATTTTCAATTCCTATATGCTGGAAGCTAGCTGGTAAAGAATCTAAGTCTAAATTATCAGGGTTAATAAATTTTTCAAAGTCTCTAGGAGATATTACATTAGCTCTTAGATTGTAGTTAATCCTTTTATTCTTAAAACTGTTTCTTAAATTAACATCTGATGTTAATAAATTTTCTGCGTAATCTATATTTCTTTTATACCAAGCATCTGTTTTCTGAGCATCAGATAATTTTTGTCTTGGAAAATTAATAAATCCTTGATCTTCTAAACTAGATGTTTTGCTCATAATAACAATAATTTTTTATTTACACAAATCTATGAATAATAATTTGAATCTATAGTGCCTACAACTTTCTTTTTTAGTACGCCCATATTAGAGAAGTAATCGTTGTCTAAGAACCCTTTAACTTCTTCTACACGTTTATTAGTCTCTTTATACATAGTTGAATCTAACCACATTAACATTATTAACGCAGATACTCTATCAAAGTTTCCTTGAGGATTCCACATTACAAGTTCTGTTACTAATGCAGATGAGTATAACGTTTCATATACTTTAACTTCTGATTTAATAGATATAGTTTCTTGTAACCAGGATTTAACCATATTACGCCCTTCTGAGTTTACAGCACTTGAAGCGTTAATACCTTTAGAAGTATTTCCTGATTGCTTATATGTATCAGAAGATCTAAGTTGATAAGGCGTGTCTGCAAGTAAATATGTACATTTATGTCGGTCAAAATAATTAAATAACCCTATAAGGTTTTTTTCATACATACCTACAGCATTGTAATATAACAAAAGCATTCTGCATATTTCGTAAAAATCTTTTGCTTCATTACTTCTTCCTGTATATTCTGCTACTAATTGCCTAGTTAACCTATTCATTATAAATATAGAAGGCAATGAGTCAGTAGTAGATTTATCTTTATCTACAACATCTATTCCAGCTATGTAAACATTTCTAGGCACTACGCCTTCAGGATTAGTTTGAGGCTTAACCCATAATTCTACACAACCACGTTTGCCGTCATTTTTATTTAGCGGAAACTTTCTTATAGGTTTAAGATCTTGTATAGTACTAAATTCTACTTTATTATCTTTATCAAAACTAAGAATACCTTTAAAACTAGCGTCTGTGTATTTTGAATATTTACCTCCTTCTACTTCTGCTAGCTGTTCTTTTAATTGTAGTGTAGGAAAGAATGCTCCTTCTAAAACTAAGAAAGCTTCTGACGGCAACATAGGGCCGTTAATTATTTCTGTCTGATATACTGTAGGGTCAGGAGATTTTTTAGCAGTTTCTCTTTTATCTTCTATATATACTCTAGATAAACTCTCATCTGTTATAAGATTAGGTCCTTTCTTGAATTCATTTAGTGTGAGAGAATAAGGAACAAAATATCCTATAGTGCCTCTGTTTTCAAAATGATCTTCAAAAGTAACACAATTATAATCATCGGGATTTCTAAATATACTTTCTGCATACAATGCTGCTCGACCAGACACAAGCCCTCCTGTTCCAAGCGCCCATATAACAAGATTCTTTTTTGCTTTAGAAGCTTGTGTTGCTTCAATTGCTCCCCAAGATTCTTTTATGTTATACATGAAACCAACCTCATCTAATGCTACTAAGTTAGGACGTGTACCATTGGCTGCTAGCGGATTATCTTTAAATGTACGATGTCGCATTACGGATCCTGTACGTGTAGTTGCTTCTCTGTTAGCCATAAAAGAACCTGTATAAGATATCGATAAAGGCGACGGATAAAACTCATCTCCTAATTGAAAGCTTCCAGGTAGGAGCTCATAAGCTGTAGTAACTTTTTTCATAAGAGGTATTGAGTACTTAGTATCAATTGCCCCTATAATAGTATCTGATGCTAAAAAGTTTTTACTCTTTTTTCTAGATAAGTAATCATCATAATCTGTAGCTCCGTCGAATAAAAAATTATGTTCAGCTATGCCTGATGTAGCATATGATTTACCTCCACCCCTAGATTGTATGCTAATAAAATGTTTTGCTGAGTTTTTATATAAGGGCTTACCTAAACTTTTACTGTGGTTTTTTCGTAAGTATTCTCTTGCAGGAATATATTTTAATCTTTTTATCTCTTCTTTAGTAATACGTTTAAGTTTTAAAGCTAATTCTTTTTCGGGTCCATACTTTCTATCACATGTATATTGCGTGTCTTTTGTAAAGCCTGAAAAGCCTCTGCACTCTTCATAAATTAAAAATAGTTCCCAATCTATATCACGTAGAAACGGTAAACCAAATGCTTGTGATACAGAATACTCATCTTCAAATTGTATGTTATGGAAGTTTACATAATAATATAATGGACCAGGCATCCATTTTCCTTGTTGCCAATATCCTTCTATGCATTTACGTTTTTCTGCTTTCCAAAATGAAAGACGTTCATAATGTTCTAATACAGGATGAAACTTTGGTATCTCATCTAATTTATAATTTTTATTATTTATCATCTATACTAGGCCATTTATCTTTAGGACAAGAAGACTCCAGAGATCTGGTTTTAAACTTTAAAGAACAACCACATACTTTACAACACTCTGTTATTAAAGCGCTGCATTCTGTAGATTTATGATTACATGCATCACAAGTCTTCTGCCTATCAGCTGCTATTTCTTCTATATACTTATCTCTAAGTAATAAGTTTTTTATACCAGATAAAATTTTTCCTCTATTTTCCCAAATGTTATCCATTTATATTTCTCCTGATTCAGTTAAAGATACAATACTTTTTCCTTTTTTCTTGATCTTATCTTCTTCGTAATCTTTTTTAATTTTTTTATAATCATCAAATAACTTAGCTGTATTAGCTAACATAGTATCTATTTCTTTTAAAATTTTTGTATCTACTTCTCCTATGTGTTGTACGTTTAAAGCTTCTTTGTATAGTTTTTTTAAAGACTTATCTCTCATTCCCATAATCTCGTTCCAACTAACTAGCGCTCTTTCTGCATCTGATAATACTATGTTTTTATATATGTCAATTATTTCATCTAAGCTTTCCCATTTAAATTTAGGATCCTTTAAAAAGTCTTTAGAGATTATATCTAATTTATTAGGAAGATTAAAAAATCTAGACTCAGGATTATATGCAAAGTCAATAGCCCACATTGTGCGTGAGCTATTAGACTTTTGTTTAGACTTGTCTGCGGTGTAGACTTTATTAAACTCTTCTATGATTTTTAATTCAGGATGTATGTCCCAAAAATTGTTTTCATATAAAGCTTTCATTTTTGAAGTTTTTTAAGTTTATCCCAAAGACTTTCATAAGGCAGCGAACATTTATATTGTACTCCTGCTAAAAATATAATTGACCCGCCTTTAGGATTTTTAGACAATGCATCTATCTTATAAAAAGTAGTTAGATATTTATCTTTAGAATCATTTATATGTACTTCAAGTGTTAAGTTCATTTTTTTTCTTTTTGATGCAAAAATTCGCATGATTTATTTTTCTTTTATTAGGCACAAACTTTCCAAAACTATCTATATGTATGATAGGAAATTTATTTTCGTCAAATATTTCATCTGTTTTATGATCACTGCTTATAACATCTGATATTTTATTCCCTAGTAGTTTCCATATTTCTTCTGCCTGAGCAATACTTATGCCGTGTGAAGCTGCAATTTTTTTTAATATTTCTTTTTGTTTATTCATCAGGCATGTCGATAGTAAAATCAAATTCTTTTTCTTCAATAACAGGAGCTTTAGTAGCATCATGTTTGTATTCTTTTGGTGGAATTTTTTCTTCTTTTACTTTTTCTATAACCTCTTCTTTTTTAATTGCAGTAGTC